GGTTGACTGAATAACAGGTTTCGATAAGGGCTTGTAATGTATCCCGATTCTTCTTGTGGTAGAAGAGTATTCACCTAAATGTTGGTAATACTGGATGACAATCTATGAGGGAGTTTGAGTCAACACTTACTTGAAAAAGTAGCCTACTTTTTCGCTTCACTGGGAGTACCCGAAAGGAAGTCTCCCCGTAAACTGGCCGAATAAACCAATCTTTGAGGGTTAAGGCATTTGTTTAGAAGTTGTATTCGCCTCAACGATGTTAATAGCATTGAGAGAGAATCGTAGTAACTTTCGGAAACAAAGTGTGAAGGCAAAAATCAGAGTGATTCAATGTGGAATGGCTTTTCCACACCCCCAAAATTTCAAAACTCGGAGGATAACCGATGACATAAGTATAATACACTAAACAGAGACGAGGTTTGACAGTACCAAAAAGACTGTTGGTGTAAAACACCTAAAAGTTTAGTGTATCGGATGGTATCTAAAGAGGGACGGCGGCGGGCAAAAGTTTTAAAAGTGGCTCAATAATTTTCAGTTTCCACCAAATTAACAGACTTGAAAATAACGGGCCACTTTTTTTTATATATTAAAGGATGCGGATAAAATGGGAGAACATTTAGAAGTGAGTGAAAAACCTAAGAGGTTTTGCTCAAAATGTAATAGAGAAGTTTATCAAACAGTCCATTGGTCTGATGGATATCATAGTGATTGGTACTCCAAAGGTAGTAAGATTTTTTGTGTGAATTGTTATGAAAATACCGTGGTATTTAAACATACTTCTTGATATATATTACTGTAAATGGTTACACTAGGTAATCATTGAAAAATACTAAATAAATAATAAATAATAAGGAGATATCAAATGGATATTAACGCAATCAAGAAAAGATTAACTCAACTTCAAACTACGAATACTCGTACTTCAAATCTTTGGAAACCTCAACCAGGCAAAACCTTAATTAGAATAGTACCTTATAAATTCAATAAGCAAACACCGTTTATTGAACTATTTTTTCATTATGATATTGGCGGTAAGAGTTACTTATCACCAATCAGTTTTGGTCGTCCAGATCCAATTGAAGAATTTGCTGATAAACTAAAGTCATCTGGTAATAGAGATGATTGGAAATTAGGTAAAAAGTTAGAGGCAAAAATGAGAACTTTTACACCTGTAATTGTTCGTGGTGAAGAAAAAGAAGGAGTAAAATTCTGGGGATTTGGTAAAACAGTTTACCAGGAACTTCTTTCAGTTATTGCAGATCCAGATTATGGTGATATTACAGATCCTGTAAATGGTAGAGATGTTGGAGTCGAATTTAAAACAGCTGAAGAAATCGGCGCTTCGTTTCCTAAGACTACTATTAGAGTAAAACCTAATCAAACACAAATAACAGAAGATGCAAAGGAACTTGAAACTTTGTTAAATTCACAAAAGGATATTCGTGAAATTTATAACGAACAAACTTATGATGAATTAGCAGAAGTTTTACAAAAATGGTTAAATCCTTCCGATGATGATACAGAGGAAACCGAAAAACCAAAGAGTTCTGAAAAGTCTTCTCCAGTTTCAACATTACAAAGTAGCACAACTACTTCTGATGCATCTGCGGCATTTGATGACCTCTTTAATAGTTAAAGAGGAGAATTTAAATGTCTGTAAAAGATGAATTGGCAAGTTCTTTAGCTGATAATCTTAACAAACAGTTTAAAGATACCAAAGTTGCTTATTTTTTAGACGGTTCTGATACAACTCCTACAGATATAAAGGATTTTGTTTCAACGGGATCAACTCTATTAAATTTAGCAATTTCGAATAAACCTAATGGTGGTATTGCAGTAGGAAGAATCACAGAAATTAATGGTTTAGAATCGAGTGGTAAATCTTTAATTGGTGCTCACATTCTTGCGGAAACACAAAGAAAAGGTGGAGTAGCAGTTTATATGGATACTGAGACTTCCGTGAGTAGAGAATTTCTTGAAGCTATTGGAATAGATGTAAGTAATATGTTATATTTACATTTAGAAACAATAGAAGATATTTTCGAAGCCATTGAAAAAATTGTTGTAAAGATTCGTGAATCAGATAAAGATAGATTAGTAACAATCTTGGTTGATTCTTTAGCAGCAGCTACTACTAAAGTAGAGTTAGAGGCTGATTTTGAAAAAGACGGATGGGCTACATCTAAAGCAATCATCATATCAAAAGCGATGAGAAAGATTACTCAAATGATTGGTAGACAGAAGATAGCTTTAGTATTCACTAATCAACTCAGACAAAAACTCGGAGTAATGTTCGGAGACCCGTGGACTACAAGTGGTGGAAAAGCATTACCATTCCACGCTTCAACACGTATCAGATTGAAAAATGTTGGACAAATCAAAGATAAAAAGACTAATACAATCGGCATGAAAATGAGAGCTCAAGTCATTAAAAATAGACTAGGTCCTCCCATGAGGCATGCCGATTTTAATTTATACTTTGAAAGTGGTATTGATGATGATGGTAGTTGGCTACAGGTATTAAAAGATCATAAATTGTTAAAACAAGGTGGTGCTTGGTATACTATGACAAATCAAAATGGAGAGGAATTAAAATTCCAATCTAAAGATTGGTCAGAGCAATTACAAGACCCTGAATTTAAAGAATATTGTTATAACTTAATTTGTGGTAAAGTGATTCTTAAATACGATAAAAACTTTGGTATAGATGATGTAACTGTAGCAGAAGAATCAGATGGACAATGATAGATATATATCTATATTAAATGAGATACGAAAACACGGCGGCGAGATAGATTCAGGTAAGCCTGATGATAAAGTACTGATAATAGATGGCTTAAATACTTTCATTAGAGTATTTAGTGTTATACCAACTCTCAATGATGATGGGATTCACGTTGGGGGAATAGTTGGTTTTCTGAAATCAGTCGGTTATGCAATTAAAATGCTCAATCCCACCCGATGCATAGTTGTATTTGATGGTAAAGGCGGGTCTGTCCGCCGCCGTAAATTATATCCAGAATATAAAAAGAAGCGTAAGTCAAAGATTCGTCTTAATAGAGCTAATGATTTTTCTTCAGTAGATGATGAACGAAAATCAATGTTTATGCAGGTTCAACGTTCTGTTGAATATCTTGAACAACTTCCTATAACTATACTATCAATAGATAATATAGAGGCTGATGATACTATAGCTTATATTTCAACAACTGTATTACCTAAAAGTGATATTATTATTATGTCTACGGACAAGGATTTTATTCAGTTAGTAGATAATCGAATTTCTGTTTGGAGTCCTACTAAGAAAAAATTCTATGATACTAAAGAAGTGTTAGAAGATTTTGAAGTTCCTTCTAAGAATTATTTACTTACAAGGATTTTTGAAGGTGATAAATCAGATAATATATCTGGAATTAATGGTATAGGAAAAAAGACTTTATTGAAAAATTTCCCTTATATAAATGATGAAAATCAATATATAAGTATAGAGGATATATTACAGGCAGCTAAATCTAACGATAGTAATAATATTCATAACAAAAGAGTTAATGATATTATACTTGATAATAAGAAAAAAATACTTTTAAATTATAAGTTAATGCAACTTAATGATGTAGATATTTCACAGCATCAAAAGTTAAAAATACTTGATACAGTTAATAAACCAATTTCTAAGTTAGTTAAGCATAAATTTCAAACAATGTTTATGGATGATAAGTTATATTCAACGTTACCAAATTTAAATAGTTGGTTAGCCACTTCGTTTAATAAATTAAATAATATGGCAGAAAAGTCTTATGGGAAGAAAACGTAAATATTTTACAAAAAAGGAAAAGCGTGAAGCTCAACGAAAATGGCAGATGGAATATTATGAACGTAATAGTGAGCAATTAAAAAAAGAAGCTAGAGATAGATATAAATTAAAACGTGTAGAAAAAATTAAAGAAGAAAAAAGAAAAAAGTTATATGGCGAATGATTCTAAATTAACACGCTTTGGGCAACAATTTCAAATAAAAGTAATATCATCTTTATTGGAAGATAAAATATTTTTACAAACTATTCATGATATTATTGAGAGTAGTTATTTTGAATCTGATGCAAATAAGTGGTTAGTTGGAACTATTATAGGATATTATTTAAAATATAAGAGGTCTATTACTCTTGAAGTAATGAAAGTTAAAATAGATGGTATTGATGATGGTGTTTTAAAAGTTTCAGTTATAGAAAATTTAGGAAATGCTTGGAGAAATATTAATGCTACGGATTTGGAATTTATCAAATCACAAACTATAGATTTTTGTAAAAATCAAGTTCTTAAAAGTGCTATAGTACAGTCAGTAGACTTATTACAAAATAGAGATTATGATGGTATTAAAAAACTTATAGATGATGCACTTAAAGCTGGAGCAGAGAGAGATTTAGGTCATGATTATACTACGGGAATTGAAGATAGGTTACTTAAAAGTGTTAGGAATACAGTAGTTACTCCGTGGGATTCTATAAATGATATAATGGATGGTGGATTGGGTAAAGGTGAATTGGGTGTTGTTGTAGCACCTGCTGGTATTGGTAAGACTTGGTGTTTACAGGCTATAGCTGCTAATGCATTAAAAAAAGGATTAACAATTGTTCATTATACATTAGAGTTGAATCAAGAGTATGTTGGATTGAGATATGATTCAATTATTAGTGGTACACCAACGGCTAATATAAAATTTTATAAAGATGAAGTTCAAAAGAAAGTTGAAGCAATGAAAGGAAAACTTCTCATTAAATATTTTCCAACGAAATCTGCTTCAGTTCAAACTTTGTCAGCACATTTAAAAACAATAGAATTACAACAGATAGAGCCAGATATTGTTATTGTTGATTATGCAGATATTTTGAGAGGTGTAGGTACAGAAAAAAGGCATATTTTAGAAAATATTTATGAAGATTTACGAGGATTAGCAGGAGAATATGAAGTTCCAATATGGACAGCCTCTCAGGCAAACAGAAGTTCATTAGAGGAAGAAATTATTGATGCAACTAAA